ATTATTCCAGTAAAGTGTAACTTCACCAGCTGTGTTAGCAACGATAAGGCTAGTAGTACCACTATCGTCAGTGACGCGGAAGTTATCCTCAACGCGAACTGACAAATCGTTAGAGGTTTCTGTTATGGTTGTATCTGTACCATCAGTGACGATGGTGAAGTTGTGGGCTGCTGCATAGTTTGCTCCACCCATTTCGATAGGTTGGCCATTATAGGTGACAAATCCGTTATCAGCAATGACTTGACCGTATACTTCAACACCGTGTGTGTTAGACGATACTTTCTTAATATTGTTATGATATAGCTCGACACCATTATTGACATTTGCTGTCATTAACAATTCATTACCAGTGTCTGACCGCATTTCAAAATCATCTGTAAAGATGTTTGTATTAGTCGAACCTCGAACATCGAGAATATCGGTGTTTACATTTCCTCGAGTTCCAGTATAATAGACCTCAAGGTCATCACTATCACCCCATGTAGCTTTGACATTATCTCTATAATTCCAAACCTCGAGACTAGCATCCCAATGTACACTATTAGAATTAAGTGTATCATTATCAAAGTTAGCATCAGATCGAACGCGTAGTGTGGTGGTGTTCGCTTCACCGAAGATTTCAACACCATCTACCGAGTTATTGCCTTGACTGCCATCTACAACTTCTAGTCTCTTAGTTCCATTTGCATATAAGATAACTTCATCTTGACCATATGCATTAGCTGTCATATAATGAGTGCCGCGACCAATATTGGTTAGCTCGAAGCCTTCGTTAACTTCTATATAAAGGTCGCGATCATCAGCTTTAATAAATGCATCTGATCCGTCAGTAAACATCTGGAACTTATATGTAGTAAGATCTTGTGTGCCATCGTATGTAGTGTTTCCACCCATCAAAATCTTATTATTGTCGAAAATGATAAGATCATCTTCGAGGATAGCATCACCATGTACAGTAATACCATAGGTATTAGTGGTCATCTTAGCAATATCATTCCAGAATAAAACTACTTCGCCATTTAGATTGGCGGTAATCATTTCCTCGCCGCCAGTCTCTGATCTTAGCTCAAAGCGATCTGTAATAAGATTTAGATTAGCAGTTGAACGAACGTCTTGAACGTCAGTGTTCGAATACATTCTACCACTTGAGTAGAACATTTCCATTTGACTAGTTCCACCCCATGGCTCTGCATTAGAGGAACCACCGAACGTTGCACGAATATCATTATTAAAGCTAAGTACTGTATTAGCATCATCCCAATTTAAATTAGGATTAGTGTTTGAACCTGAACCAACAAATCGGACATCATGTCGTGCTTCAATAAAACGTTCAACGATCAGTCCGTATGTTGAATCAACATATACTTCTACTGATTCATCTGTAAATGTAGTATTAGAAACAACGTAGAGAGTGTCAGCTGATAAAGTATTAGTAGACGGATCCCAATTACCACCTCTTAAACCACCAAAATCACCATTCGCAAATACACTATCATCGGTACCATCATTTCCGCCTTGATTGAGGACCATCATAGTGTTAGCAGTAAATTGGCCAAAGAGAGTTGCATTACCAAATGTCATTGAACCGCCTGGTAACGAATTGGCTGTCATAACCGATGTAGCACCAGAAACCGTATCGCCTCGGATTAAATCGATAATGTTATTTGTTTTAAGTAACCAGTCTGCAAACGTATTATTAGATACGTCGAGCTGATCAAATCCGGACAATAATGCCATTTTTTATCCTACTATATGTTTTAAAAGAATTTGTTTGATTTGCCTCACTTCGGCTTCTAAGGAATCAACTCTCTCTTGTAATTGTTTTTCTCTCGTTGCTCGCTCTCGTGCCATCTGATATGATTTTAAATCTTCAGTACTTGTATTTATAAAGGCTCCTTCACCTACACGCTCATATTTTAGATTTTCTTTCATTATGCTGTAACACCGATTACTCTGAGATCGTCAACTTTTGGTACATATCGCCGTGACTCAGCACGGAATACTAATTTTATTGCAACCGCATTGTAAGTATCAAAAACAGTACCGGCAGAATTAAAATATCGAATAATACCATAATTATCTGGATTCTTAAATGCAGCTTGATCAGCGATCATTGTATCTACTTTAAAACCAGTTCCTTCGATATTTACATTAGCAATAGGTGTATTTAAAGTAATTGTTCCTGTAGTATTATTAGCTGAATCGACAGTATATAATTGATAATTAGAATCAAAAAGTGGACTATAAAGTTTAATAGTATCACCTGAATTTAAATTAGAAATTTCAGTTGAATCAAAATTTACACCGCTAATAACTGTATTTTGGAATTGAGTAACGAATGTACCTTGTAATGTAGACGCAGCTTCAGTAAAGTTTGAAAAAGTATATTCATACTCACGATAATCATACAAACTTTCTTTACTACTAAACACTGAATCATTTTCTTGAGACACATAATCGAGTTTAGTCCATTGTTTATCGTCAAATGCTTCTGGATCTTTTTCATTAATAATTTTTGCGTATACATCAATATTAGTACCTTCGGGTCTATACGCATTGAGTATTACCCGTATATCTTCAGCAGAATTACCTTGACCCATTTTTAATACTTTTGTAATGTGTCTCGTATTTGCACTACCAAAATTTAAATGCTCGTTAGTATTACTGTTATTGATACTCCAACGATGGCAAATCATATTTAAATTTTCTAGATCGAGTGTTGGCGATTTATATGAACGTCCATTATCACCTAAATATTGATAAGTTATATTAATCTGCGCAGATCGATATTCATTATTAGCTATATAAGTATCAGTCTGTTGTGCTTCAACAGATGCAGATAGAATAGTACCTTCGTATTCGCGAACAAAGTTCGGATAATTCAAATAAAATACATTATTAGTTGTTCCTAAATAATAATCTCCTGGTACATTCTCATATGATACATTATAAGATGTAAGAGGTTTGAATTGAGGCTGAATTTCTGCTTTCCAATCGGTTTTAAATACTGATACTGGCAACTCATCAACAGAATTGACATAACCTTGAGTACCAGTTTCTATACCGGTAATAGTATCACCTACAGCGAAGATCATTGTATTATCTAAAGCGTACTCATCTTGCGTGACTGATGATTCTCTTAGTCGTACTCGACGATTATAATAATCATAGTATTCGAGCTCTCCAACAACAGTTAATTTAATGCTGCCACCTGAAATTGGCGATCTAGATTTTTCGTTGACATAAAGAACGGTTTGAGATGTATTAGAACCAATAGAACGATCGATTGTAAAAACTTGCATATCAGTCAAATCAGTTTGATGTGTAACTACAACTTTTTGACCGTGCCGCAATGTAGTAAAGTCAGTACCACTACCCACAATTTTTGTGGCGCCGGCTGCTATTGTAACATTGCCAGTAAGATTAGTAGTATCTTTAAATACTAATTCTCCTGCTGCCCATCCAGCTGATGTGTTTGAAATAGTTAAAAATTCATATGGCTTATTCACAAGAGAAATATCTACACTATTAACGTCGTATTCTGCAATGTGCACATCAAATTTAATATCAATATCAGATACTTCTGTCCATCCAGTTTTTCCTGGATAAGCTAATCTTTTGGCTTGACTACTATTAAAACGGTAAACAGATCCACGATGACCTTTTGAACTACCTTGAGAAATTAATTCTGTTTTATTACTATCAATCATGAGATAATCACCTTTCAAATTATCCCATAATATAGTATCTTTATCTTCTACTGCAATACCAATAGCATAATAATTATTTGTTTCAACAGTAATTGGTGTAGTAAAGGTAGCACGTGTTTCAGCAGAAGCATTGGGACTTGGATTAATACTTGCCCATGAAATGTGTGTAAATGAAGAAGTAATGGCTTCTTCTACAATTGGTGTCCCATCTTTTTCGCATTTAGCAATAAAAATATTAACGCCCGGGCGAGCTCGCCCAGACTTATTATTTAAAGCTTCTGATTTTTTTCTAAAATATAAAGATATATCAGTGATATCTATTGTTTCACTATTATCAAATTTTTCAGCTGAAACCCAAAAAGTTTGATACATGTCGCATGTATATCTGCCAGTTGGAGGTCTAATAATTCCTGGAACTGGAAAAATACAGCCAATAACTTCTCCTCTATCTAAAGCTAATTCAGGCGGAAGACTCGGCCTTTTACCTCCAGATGTAAGAGTTGTTGATGATGAAATATCTTCCTTTAAAGTTTTAATTTTTACATCAGTATCTGGAGCTAGAAACTTATTGTATGCGATAAGTTTGACTTTATCACGAGCTCTATCATTAGCTTGAGTTCTAACATTCCAATATTTCCACGTATCAGTCCAATCGATTCCATTCGAGTCTGTAATATTTGCTTCATCATTTCCTATATTTCTTACTCTAAGAGTTAATTTACCCGACGGATCAGATTTAAAATATGTCCAACGACCTCGATTCGACGCTTTATGTGTATTATATTCGATTGAATCTCCGACAGGATCACAAAAATCTGTGATATCTTCGAAATCATTACCAGGTTGATTATCAATGACAACTTTATATCGAGTATTAGGTTTTAAACTTGTCATTTCTAATGTTTTAGGCAATGGTTTTTGAAATCCCCTTAATACATTAGGAATTCCAAATATATTTTCGCCTGGACCTCTGAGTTTATCAAAAGGTATAATATTATTTTTTCTAGCCATTGTTAAATCCTATCGGGCTTTAAATGCAGGCCCGTTACCTTTGTTTATTAAACTACTTACATTAAATCCACCAGCTGCTGCAATATTGTTATTTAAATTAATATTGGGTGTTGGTATATTAGTCGTTGGTATTGTTGCAGTATATGCTTCGCCTGCTACAACACCAGCACCAACAGTAATATTTTGACTAATAAAATCATTCGCAGAACCACCTGATCCAGCTGTATGAGGATTGCCAATTACGATAGCCTTATTTCCCGGGAATGATGGGATAGTCGTCCAAGTATCAATAATTTTAATATCTCTAACATCATCATTTATTGTAATAATTGGAGGAGGAGCAACAAATGCTGTATTAAAAATAATACCTCTGGCTGTACCACCACCGCCGCCAGCAATATGACAATCTGCAGCATTTGATAAAACTACATTAAATAATTCATTTTTTTCATTTACAGTATCAGTCAAAATAGGAACTGTAATTATTTTCTCAGTTTCGCCCGCTGCAAAAGTCAATGTGCCACTAGTCGCGGTGTAATCTTGACCAGCAGTAGCTGAATCAAACCATCTTGGATTACGTGTAGTTGCAGTTGCAGTTGCATAATCAACAGAACACGCTATATTAGATTCTTCAGATAACGTGACAGTAAAAGACATACTTCCCGATCTTTCATTAGCACGCGAATCACTAATTGAAACAACAGGCACAGTGACATTAGTAATTGTTAATGTGCCGCGCGAAACTTCAAATGATGCATACTCGTAATCAACATCAAGCAAATCTACATGCATAGTCTCATCGCCTTCAGAAACCAAATCTTGTCGCGCGCGTACGTAAATTTGTTCTTCGACACTGCCTTTTGGTATTTTTAATGTGCCTGCTCTCGGAATATAATCTTGATTTGCTTCAGTGGCAGTTCCATCGGTTGTCTTAAAGTTTATATTAAGGTCGCGATCCATCGGTCTATCAAGACGAACTTTCAAATATGCAGTGCTATTTTCTCTTGCTGTTGTGTCAAATATACTGATTGATACTTTTTCGGGTTCAGGCTCAGGTGTAGTAGTTGTTACACATACATTAGTATCACCACCGCCTCCGCAGTCAGTATGTCCACCATTATCAGTATTTTCACCAGGACAATAAGGAGTAACAAAATTACTTAGTAAATTATTAAAGACTATTTCAGGAGTAACAGTAGTAGGAACGTAACCGCAATCTGTTGAATTAACTTCGGTAGATTTAATTTCTACTTGACATTCGCCTATAAATTGATTGCTTGGACTAGAAGCATTACCATAACCGCCTAAGCTTTCTATGCTCTCACCAGTGTATACCCAAATTCTTTTTGTAGTTCCACTACATTGACCATCCGGACGTGTAACCGTGCCAGCTGCAGGACATACAGTGGTATTATCTGGCGGAGTTGTGTCAGGTCCGCCGCCAGATGGACCAGTATCTGTTGTAAAGCCACAATCAGGAGAGTTTGGTGTTCTAGTTCCCACCATTTCTCCACGATTACCATCACAAACTATTGCAATCTTCGTAGTTCCTTCGCACTTGCTATATAAAAATTCTCCGCGGGGGCAAGGTGGTTCATAATTTTGGCTAGTAGAACCTTGATCGTAGATATCGTCCGCTTGCGTTTCAGCATAATAACACACTTGCATATTAAATACTGGTTTTGATTTATGAACTCTAACAGTAATATACTTTCCTTTTGTATGATCATAATCAAATTTAATTTGGCCAGCTCCAGCTCGCGAGCTGTATGCTGTTCCACCAACTGTAAATGAACCAACTAATCCATCTTCTAACCATGGATTAACTCTATTATAAACTTTATTCTCGCCATTTTTAACAGCATAGGCTCTTCTATACAATTCTTGTTTTTCAGAAGATGGTATAGTTGTAGTAACTTGCGTAGGAGCCCATACTACGGTACCAGTTTCTTGACTATTATTAGTAGGCGGTGTATTTGACTGAATTACTTCGTATGCAATGCCACCGTCGGGATTGAAGAAATCAATTTTTATTTGTCTCGTTAATCCATCTTCAGGTAGTTTACTATATCCTACAAATGTAAATTCTTCCCAAACGCTATCATAAATTGATGTAGCCGTAGCATTTGACCCAATATATTTGTTATTATTATTCGTTACAAAATTGCAAAATTGAGTTATGACAATTTCCGGAATAACTGGCACTGCTGCATATGTAGCATAATCTTGTGATACTAGCTTTCTGCGGGTCCAAGGGAATCTAACCGATTTACCAGTTACATATTTTTTAGATCTCTTAGCAACATCAAATTCTAATGTCAATTCATTTTTATTAGGTTGCAACAAATATTCGTAAATCGATGCTTGATAATTTGGATCAGTAATATTTGACATATTATAATTTTCAAAATTATCAACAAAGAAACCGAATTTATATCTTTCGAGAGTAGAATCTACAGAACTTTGAATTGTTCTATTTCGAGTAGAATTTTCTAAAGCCGAAATATTTTGATTATATTCTAATGCAGCAATTCTCCTTTCGAGGGCAGAAATTTCTTGCATAGTATAACCAGACGTCTGTTTATCGACTCGTGTCATTAAATTACTATAACGACCAATCCTATTACTACCAGCACTAATATTAATAATTCTCTTATTAATGATTTCTTTTAATTGTGAAGAAATATTTTCTGGAATAGAAGGATAGGGCGCAACATCGCAAGTATAAATGACGAGTTTTTGTATGTCATCTTTCTTTCTTGTTTCTGAAGCGCCTACAGTAATATCAAAAGCTCCATCTGCTTTGATAGCAATTTCATCTCTACGTGATTGATAAACATCGTAGTCAAATGTGAAATCACTTTGAGGTTTTGGAAATTTAAAATTAACACCTGTAGGGAATGAAACAGTTTCTGATGGATTGCATGTTAAATTTGGATCTGTATCACTCGTAGTTAAATTTGCAGTATTAGAAGCAAATATTCTAAAATCAGCACATTCTCTCAGATCATAATATTTGCCATTTTGACCATTCATTTCTGGTATTTCTAATGTATGCATCGAACTAGTTAAATTAGCCAATGGCGTTACATCATTTATACTGTAAGAATCAATGATTTTTAAGCCGTGTGTAGCTTCTGATATATGATCGAACTCAATCAAAATTTCTGTTGCTAATGCAGTGGGATTTTCTACTTTTTCATCTTTATACAAATAACCCAAACCATAATAATTGGAATTTTGATTATGATCAATATAAAATTCATCAGTGATATTAGTTGCCGATTTTGTTGTGCCATTGTATACGGCTCTTAATCTAAAAATACCAGAGAAACCTAAACATTTTGGCCAAGTACCAGCAGATGTCACGCGTACGAGTGAACCGCGATTAACCGTTAGATTAGATTTAGTGTCTGTAACTTTTTGGTCATATGTAATTGTAACAGATGAACCAGAATTTACATTGTAACCAAGATCTACAGTCAAATTAAGTTGATTGCTATCTACGCTAGCTGACATATTAGATCTTTTGTCAAGAGGTATAGGTACATCTTTCGGGAAAAATCGAGTAAACGAATGAGTACCGACAGCAAAAGCACTATTATATGTTCTAATGGTCATTTTATTTTGACCGCCAATGCTCAAAATTTGAGCTGCGTTATTGCTAGCATCGCGGATCCAATCACCCACTTCATAAGTAGCTGCAAATGTAGTAACCGGACTTGCGCCGACTGTTATTTCATAAGCATTGACACCAAAACCGAGGTTTACAGATTCTTTACTTGTTACTGAAATTCCAGTAAAATCTGCTGATGACACTACAATATCATTTTCTGGTATAATGATCAGATCATTTTCTTCTACATCACTAAGAGAAGCAATGTATGGGAATATGACATTTCCTGAATCTGCTGATACACTTAATTGACCATTTGTCGCGACTGATACTGACGTGGTAGATTGTCGATATATGTACGAATAGGTAGAAAACGATTTGATAGGAGCATTAATGTTAAAAATCATCGCATTGCGCGCAGCACCTATAATTTCTGCATTTTTAGTATAAACCGCTGCTCTATAATTATCAGCACTCGCTACTGTTTTTATACTGCGCAATACAAATTCATTACCATTCTCAAGAACTACATCAGCAATACCATCAATTGTTGTACCACCATTATTTGGGCTATATAATGCTCTTACACTATCAAATCTTTTGCCTGTATTCATGTTAATATCGTACAGATATACACGATATTTCGCATCAGCAGTACCTTGAATACCAGATTCATATATAACATTTCTTATACGAGCTGTACCAATAGTAGTACCACCTAATAATGCCGGGTCTCCACCGATATTTTCGCTAATAAAATTAGCTGCAGTATCTTTTAAATTTACTAGTTGTGTTTCAGTAAAAATATGTCCGCCGCCTACTTCATTGACAACAATATAGTTTGCATAATCTAAATCAATTCCAGTACCCGTTACTGTCTCAAATTCTGTTGATTTAGGTACAGATTTGGCGAAGTTAGTCTCTGTCTTAACTCTATAACCCTGAATATATGCATGTCCAGGATCGAGAACATATTTAAAATTCGTGGCCGAATCTGTAAAATCTAAAGTAGACTGTGTAGTACCATTAAATTCGTCTAAAACATAGTTACCAGATTCCTCAAACGCTCTCTGAGCAATCATATCACCGATTTTATTGTATTGTGTTTGCTTATTTTGTGAGTATGGTTGACCTTCTGCGAATCTTACAAGAGGAAAATAATCAGAAGAAGCTAATTCTTCTGTTTGATTTTTAACTACGAGAGTTGGAGTAAGCTTTAAACGATCTGCACCCGGAGCGCCTGAGTTGAGGAAACCGCCGGCATTATCATATAATGATGCATCAGTAAATACATTGACAACTGATTCAACGCTATTAAAACCTATAGAGAGATCTGAAGGAGTATTAGAATATTTGGTAACCATTTTAAATTGTGGACCAACATTCAAAAATAAACCTTTCTGATAAATTTTACCTGATGATACTGAAGCGCCATAACCATAACCAACTGGATCAATAAAATCTGCTGTGCCAGCAATTGTAACTTCTTGATAAAAATCTTGTGGTGAAATAACAAGGTTTTGAATTTGTGTAGGAGTAGCACCGAGAGAATATACACTGACATGAGGCAATACACTATAACCAAAACCACCTCTAGTCAATTCTAAATCTGATACTTGACCTGCGCTTGTCGTTACAACTTTACCAGTTGCTCCTTGACCTAAGAATTTTACAATTCTCAATTCATTATTACTGGATGAAGATGTTAAAATTGTACCGACTGCTAAATCTTCCCAAGATTTTACATCTAGTCCGCTACCTGATTGTTTAGTCGGATTTGGCTTAATTCTTAGAATAGAAGTCAAATTTTCTGTATTTGAATAAAAATCAGAATCATTAGTCAATAATACTTCGATCGTACCAGAAGAATTTTCGAGAGATTCTCCTTGAACAAATGGTACAGGCCAATTATTATCAGAATCGGTGACTGTTTCTACTTCAATTGCTGGTAGAATAACGACAACATCACTGTTTGAAAACGCTTGTACTGTACCACCTGAAGATACAGTCAGATCGAATAGTCTATTATCTTTTGCAAATACTCTGAGAATATTGCCTTGCGTAAATGCATCAACAACTTGTGTTACATCTGCATCATCATTATAATCGAGATACAGTGTTTTTAGATTACCATTTGGATCATTTTCAAAACCGTTTTCTACGTGTTCTACACGCGCGATTTTATTTGTAACGTTTTCTTTTACAAATAATCCATTGATGTCAGCCAAATCTACTGCAGCCCCTGATTGCGTAGTATCTAGAATCTTGACATAAGGAAAAGCATTTTTAAATTCAAAGTCACAACCTTCGAGAATCGTACCTGATTTTAAAATATGATCACCGAATTGCTCGACTTGATCTTGCAAAATAGATTGTAATTGATTTACTTCTCGTACTTGAACTGCAGTTGCAGGTTTGAATAATATACGATAGTAATCTTTTGATCTATCGAAATCATCAAAATACGGAGATGAGAGTAAGTTTGTATTTAGGGGCATTACTTAAAACTCCAATATTACACGAATTTCTTCTGTTTGATTTTCTTCTCTATCGACAGGAATATCATTTTGTATATAAATCACACTACCTGAGTTTGGATCTAGATCTCCATACACAATATCTAGCTCATTGCCGACAATACCAGACATAATAGCACCGCTACTTGAACCAACTATGTCTCCAATTGTACTAAAGTCTCCTACAATATTAGTAAGATAAATGTTATTTCCTTGGATAGAATGAACTTGTGCTGTAGCAGATCCTTGAGTCACTGTTTCATCTTCTTCAAATGGACCATTAGAAATAGCAGAGCCGATTATTTTTATAGTTTGCCTAAAATTATTAAAAATAAAATCAGCATTGCCATCATTAATCCTATTATTTATATCAATTCCTTTAATGGTTGCTATATTTTTAGATTGTAACCCATATATTGTACTCCCTTTTCTAAATTCTGGAGTACAATCATCAACTAACATGCCTGTAGCAGGAGTATTTGTTAATGGAAATGGCGGGTTCACATTACGAACAGTGGCTTCAGCTTGTTTATGAACATAATATACAGTGCATAATGTACCGTCAGTAAAATTGGTCGCTTCAGATAAATGAATAGCAGTAGAATTAGATGCATTACCTACCGTTGTTAATAGATGAGTAGGATTAACTCCATCATTGGTCACTATGTACACATAATCGCCCGATTTAAAATGTCTACCGTATTCGTTACTGGATAAACCAGATTGATCTAACATAAAATTACCGACGACGCTATTAGCCATCCATGATGCTTGATCACCTAATTGCAATTTAGTAAATTGGCAAATAGTTTCTCCTTCAATGAAACCTCCTGAAACATTTTCGGTATAAATTGCAACGTTCGCAAATTGTGGATTTCTGATAATTCCAAATTGTCCGAAAGTATTTACAGGTTCAACTAATCCAGATTCCCCTCGATTAAATCGAGTACTAAATGAAATTCTTTTAGCTCCGAATTCAACTACAGTATTTGCACCATGACCACCTTGAGGTGATGCGATTGGTCTGATTTCTGCTGGAGTTACAACAACAGACAAACCATTTACTTGTCTTGGACTACCCGTCAAAACTCTTGCTGTACTATAAGAATAATTCGCTCCGACATCTAACATTTCTATTTTGTGTACGCTATCAGAGGCTGTTGCGTTAATAATAGCGCGCGCTACTGCATTTGTAGTCTGCGTACCATCTCCTATAATCTCAACTGCGGGCGAAAGTTCATAAGTTGTTGTTTCATCCGGTATGGTCAAAAAGTTATCTTCTAATTCTACAAAAACACCACCAATATCTGGTATTTCTATTGATCTTATAACCTTGCGATATTGACCTGAACCTACACCGCTTGTCAAATACATCATAGTATTTTTATAGAAATTTTCAGTTTGATCAGCACCAACTTCTAAACGATAACATCGATTTGCATTTGTTAAATTATAAATGGCTGCTATCGATGCTGAAATTCTATTCAAATCCGCTACTTCAAATTTACCACTCAAATGATTTTGATAATTTTTACCGTGTGTAATCACTTTAATTACATCAATTGAGCCTTCGATAGCATTATCTTGTACAGCAGTATTCGCTGTAACTGGCATAAATTTTTCAGTAGCAAATTTAGTAAATTCTGTAGATGTAATAGAATACATGTATTTCCATTGATAACCATCAGATGTTTCATAATAGTCATCACCGGGTACATATAGATTTGCATCATATTTTGCATCTTCAAAAAGAGGTTTGATAGTGCTGGGAGAATTATTTGCATTATAAAGACACTTATATACATGTTTGTATGAATCTTCATCGACTGCAATATAAAAGTTTTTATCTTGAAGTTCTATAGTTTCATCATCATACATTTCGTATGTAGTACCTTCAACCCAATCGTTTCTATTCACTACGAATTTAATATCGGTATTAGATAAACGTTTTCCAAAAATCATATTTCGGAAAACATCTGAATTTAATTTTTTTATTGTTTCGAGAGGAGGATTTACTTCTTCGAGTGTCGAGGCAACAGATTCATGATCTCCCACAAAAGCATAGTAAGATGTGTTAGCTCTTTCTGTGATTGATTCTATTAGCTGATCTATAATATGTGTTTTAAATTCAGCTGGTACAAGTGTCTTTGCCATTTTATTCTCTAAAAATAATAGTTATTTATGTACTAACTGTAGTGTTAGTATAGAAAGTATTTTCATTAACAAATAAACCATATTGTTTAATATTCCATGTTGTCGATGATTGAGTTGCATCAATTCCGACAGGTGATTCTGAAGTACCGACAAAACCACCAAATGGTTTACTTCCTGACAAATGCAATACATCTATGAGTGTTTGCTTATATTTGCTAAATGGCAGAGAAGTTAAAACTTGATATGAATATTCTTGATAAAAATCATTGTCATGAAGATATTTATCCGAACTCAAAAATGATTTTCTATTGGGATGTACACCGGGCGCTATACCATTTTGACCTAAATAACCATACACAGATATTGATTTATTAGAATCAGTTACAGATCTTAAAACGAGAGGTTCTCCTCTGACGTAAGTATCTGTGACCGGATCGAGCTGCCGGCCAAAATATCCGATACCCGAATCAATAACTCTCAATGAAGTTGCAAAACCATCACCTGATAGAGTTTCGGTATTAATCACAGCATTTAAACCTACTCTTGGATGCATTCTTAATTCATCTACTACTTCAATAGTCACTGCGACACCCGATGTTTGTCCTTCAAGTGTATCACCTATTCTAAAGTCTTCATCTACGCTCCACTGAGTATCTGAATTAGCAGTTACATCTTGAGAAGCAAAAAGTCGTGTGACCTTCATTTCTCTTTTAGTAATATCAAAGCTCATAATTCTGCCGAATGCATTGTCTTTGCCAGCAGATTTTACTATCTCTCCCAGTCTAAAAGCTTTTCTAATATTATCAGCACCTTCATCATAGTATTTAATATAGAAATCATATCTCTCAGTATGGAACGCAAGTGGATCAAATACAATATAAGATGGAGCGATACCGTATCCTTCACCCGGGTTAGTCACTACAATTTGTTCTAATGACCCTACTGATATAGCTGTATTAGTATAATTTAAAGCATCAGATAAAACCGTATTAGATAATTGTATTTGGTTACCAGATGCAATCCATTCAAAAACAGAATTAGGATTGCCGGTATCGTAATTTAATATATCGCCTATATTAGTTGAAGCGATATCTAATAGATTAATATAGAACGGACCACCTTCTCTTGTTGTCGTTTCATAATAGAAATAATCTTGTGTATCAGAAAGAGATGATTCAGGTCCTTTGAACGATGCCTTATTGGTAAAAGAAAAGCTATTATTATTCGACGAACCACTTGCATACGAACCTAATTCGGTATTTGATGTGTAAGTATTTGCTAATTTTTTAAATGGTATGCCGCCCTGTAATTCGGTTCCATTATTAATAATACCAATTTGTACATTTGATAATTTCGTAATATTGCATTCTAAATCTTTTTCACCAACACGATTTCGATAAAATGGTTTATTTGTTCTAAAAAAACCTTTTTCTCTGATAACATTAGCGTACAGCTGACCTGAAGTAGTATTTGCAAATGTGTTTGCTACAACGGCATGTACGTATCTTACACCCGCTGTTTCTTCTTTTTGATATAGAATATCTCCGCCTATCAGTGGTTGTCCTGTTGTTGTATATTCAAGTGTAAGAGTATTGCTCGTTGCAATAACATTGCCTGATATAGATGCATCAACAATGTTTGCTGTTGTGTCGACAACTAACTCGGCGCCGTCTGATGTATAAAAAGAGCTAATTACATTTGAATGAAATAAATTACCATCATCTAATTGTATTTCATTATTTGAATTTACATAATTGGATTTTATATAGTTTACAATTATATAGTCTTGATTTGTATTAACTTCAACAATAGTACAATTAAAAACAACATTTGATGCAGTATTACCATTATGATAGACTAATAAGTCTGTGCCTAAAGTATATGCAGCCGCGTTACTATTATCTTGATCAAAAGTAATTAATGATAAATCTTGATGTACAGATTTAAATCGTTGAAACGGATCAACATGATAAAAATAATCTGTATTTTCAACAGTTATATCATCTAATAATAATTCTCTATCGGCACCAATTACAAGAGAATCCGCGCTATATCCCCAACCTGATTCATGATCGAGAATATCAAAACTTACTACACCCACCTCTGATTCTATACTAGTAACGATTGCCCGGGCCTTTTTACCTTTTCCGCCCTCGACGACAACCTCTTCACCTACCACAAAATTTGGATCAGTAGCATTAATTTCTAAAGAGGTCAAAGAACCAATCACTTCGTTTTGATATACTATATCTGATCCTATTTCTGGTCTAGTTCTTATTTGTTCGTTTGTCTGAAATACACCATTCAATGCGCTTAGGTATATTACTTCTACAAACAAAGATCCCTTTTTAACTCTTACTAATCTTTCAGCAAAAGCTGTAGCTTTCGATGTATCACCATAAATTTGTCTACCTATAAATCCTACATTAATAGGACTAGGTACCATTTCTAAATATCTTTTATTTTCCCATTCATTATCAGATAGTTTAAAAAGATCGCGAGCTGGCTCGTATACTCGCGCTTCTAATCCATATACTAATTTAAAAAAGAGATCAACTGCTCGTTCTGTACCCTTCGCTCTATAAAATTCTAAAGCATTTTTAATAAACAGTTTCTTATTTGTTGCAATATTAAATTGAATATTCGGTAGATATTTGTTTTTAAAGTCTAGAATAAACTCGTCGAGAGTATTATCAATATCTCTATAATTTGTTAAATTCCTGCTGTGATGTAACGTTGCTGATGGATTATCGACGACTGTCCATGGATCGCTATCTTTTGCATCGCGAGGTTTATATTCAAATTGTTTGCTTTCTAACCATTCATAATATGCTTTTACAAAAGCAATGAACTGCGGCCCTTCTTCACGATAAAAATCTGGCAGTTGCGTACTGACGAATTTAGAAATATTTTTTTCTATTTCAATTGACATTAAAGTCTAACCTGCTGGATTTTTACAGAAATATCTTCGTCTAAGACTCTGATAATAGAGCGCCGTTGTGAAAAAATATCTTTAGCTCGAGGCGTAACAGTCAATTTAAACGTGGTCTTTAAACTACCTGTCGAAAAGTTTTCTAGTTTAATTACCCCAGTATCATAATTAACAACTCCAATCGGAGTAATAATTTCGTGCTCATCTCCATTTTCTCTAACAACGTTAATTGTGCCTAAGCCGTCATCCTCGAGAAAAGATGTCATACCGTCATAGGTAAATGGTTCAGATTTAACAACAGACAATTGATTTTTCGAATGATTTCCTAACTTTTGACCTATATCATTTTTTAATTGCATTGCAAAATCAAGAGTGTAATTTCTTTTTGTCTGTTCTGGTATTGCAATAAACTTTGTAGCAGATACTGTCGTATCGTTACTGATAATAGAATCTTGAGCGGCGTCGATAGCAGCGATTAATTTACTATAATGTAGCGTTTTATTAAATCCTTCCAAATTATTTGCATTAAATGATTGTATAGCAGAAATTACAATTGCTCGTATATCATCTACACCGAGAGATGTCTGAGTAATATTATATTTCACATTTGAATTAACACTCAGATACATGTAATCAGGTTTTACGAAAACTGGATCGATAGATAACGGGCTTCTAGGTTTGACAAATTGTCTATACTTGTCTCTAAAGCTTTTTGGCAATTCATCTGTATTTTTTAAATCAACTGCGACGATAACTTTACCAAACATAGGCGGTTCGAACTCTTCTCCGCCATATGCAGCAACATCATTGATTTCTGAAAAATTTGCTTTTAATAATGTAGCATAATCGTTAGCAGTCACAACTCTTTCCTGTGTAGTAAAAGCACGAGGAGCATTGAGTTTAATTGATTCTAAACTTTCGGGTACAGAGCCTGCTGCTGCTCGTTCGATAGTCTCGATATCAGTAACAGATGCTGTGCCGATAGGACCATCAGCAGCAAATTTTGAAATACCATTTGGTAATTCGCCATTGCACGCACGATATTCTATAAGAACGATAGAATTATTTTTTGGCGGTCGACCTATTACTCCGTCGCCGAATTGTATTTCGTAAGTATCACCTTCTGCGGCTTGAAGAAAATAAACTTGATCAGCAACACCGAGACCAAGTAAACTATCTGTCCTTTCATATGACAAAACTGTAGCACCATTATCCTCAATTATTGTAACTTTAATACTATTAGTATCAATTGTTTTATTTGTTACGATATAGCGAGCTGTTTGACCAACAACAAAAGAGTCTTTTACATAATCTCCTTCATATAGAATAACATCTTCAGCCGTGTATTGGTTTGTGTCCGTCTGTAGAGCTTGTATATTTTCTGAAGTAGTAAACGTAAAGTTTTTATTTCCTGAAGTGCCAGTAAAAGTAGTGCCGCGCGGAATCAAAACCGTAGCATTCGTAGTATTATCTGTTAGCACAATATTTACACGTGCATATGCAGATCTAAATGATCGAGGAATATAATTTAATTCTTTTACATGAGAAATAATTGAATCACGTAATAAAGCAGAATCTAAAAACATTTCACTTGCTATCATATTAATATAAAAATTATTTAGATTCGTATTATATGCTAAAACATCAAGAAGAGCATTGATATTCGAAGCTTCGAAATCATAATCCTTAAAGATATGACCGTATTCTTTTGAACCGGATAGATATTCTTTTAGATTTTGTTTTATGCTATCGAAATCGAGAGTTGTAAGATTTTTGCTTGCGGCCATTTTAACGTACTCTATAAAGTGTGATGTCTAGCGTTTCGTCCGTTTGAGATGTAATGATACTAAAAACTATATGTACATTCATTTCGTTGTATTCTTCGTTTGAAGTTACTTCAACGCTGTTTAATCGAACTCGCGGCTCATAATTTTTTACGAGCTCTTTAATATGTCTTTCAATTTCTTGAGGTATCCGCTGATCATCGAATGGCTCGAATAAATGTCTTCTAATATTACCACCAAAATCGGGATTTCTCAGCTTCTCATATTTATTAGTGAGAATAAGATTGCGCAATGCCATTTTAACAGCATCAGCATTAGTTTTACGGCTAATTTGTTGAGTATGAGGATGAGCTAAAAAAGTATGATTAAAATCGCTATAAAAATCACGTCTTTTATCTGATAGCTTATATTCGTCATTCTTCTTGGCTGTTTTTACACCCATGGTTTTCTCTTTTAATTTCTATTTATGATCCAATACCAGTGCTACCACTAATTGCGCCAGTGTTAATATCTGCTGCTAATGTTCCGGGTGTATGAGTATGATTTAGAGTAGCAATAGCAGAACCATCAACTGTCGTACCGGCCGGCAAATCTAAAGTGCCCCCGCTTATCGATATACTGCCACCAGAAACTGTAATAGTAACTCCTTGACTAACAATTTTAAAATTGTCGCAATTTATAATAACTTCGGGATCATTCCCTCCGTTATGTTCAATTGTAAATGTTGAATTACAATTGATTACAAAATTATTAGCTTTAACATCAAAATCATCATTAGCATTTACATTAAATTCATTACTGTAAAATTGTACATCAGAATTGATTACAAAATTATTGGCTTCAACATTAAAATCATTGCTATAAAATTGTACATCAGGTAATATACCATCACATTGATCTACAACCATAGCATTACAATTTATAATAAAGTTATTAGCCTGAATATCAAAATCTACTTCACATGTATTTCCAACATCATCTCTCACATTTGCAGCTTCTGTATTTTTAGTATTAGCTAATGCTGCTAAATCATTTGCTAACTGATAAGCATTTGTTTCTAATTGATTACAAAACTCGACAAATCCAATTGTATCATTCGAAAAATTTAATGTATTTGCAACATTAATAACATTATATGGAAATATTGGTAGATGGTATGCAGATCCATTTACGGCTACACCATTAACTGTCGAATAAGAAGGAACTAAATTGCCTTCAGTAGTATGACTGCGAGTTCCATCGGGATTCAAATCAACATGACATGTACTCATTATTAAACTCCCGCGGGTATTTCTATATTATTTAAAGTATCGGCACTTTGATTAATGCTATCAACAGCAGTTTCTATTTCTCCTACTGTATCCATCAATGTAGTGACCTGGCCTAGTACATCTTCTCTGAGATCAAGTAATTCATTAAAGCCCAATTGCTCTAAGGCCTGATCTTTCAGACTTTCATAAATCCCGGTTGCTTGATTATATAAACCAATTGCATTTTCGAGTAAAGTATTTTTGAGAGTGCTGAGTGTATCAAAAACTAAATCGGTAATACAATTAGCTAATCTCGTAGCGGCCTGTGCTGCAGCCGCTGCTAATCCAGCCAATGCTCCAGCCAATTGAGCTATCTGTATAGCCAGTTTAATTGCCGCCTCGATTGCTGGACCTGCCATTCCAGTCACTACCTTTTTAGCCCATTTAATTATTTTTAACGGATCAGATGGTAATGATAATATCGGTGCATAATTAGACATTAACTCGCTAATCTCTTGTGCTTTTCCTTTAATCATATCAACAACAGTTTTTACGTGTTCTTCAACTAGCATTTCTAATCTTTCACAACTAAACTCTCCTGCGACCATTGCAGTTTGGCCTTCAGGAGGACCAGGTATTTCTACCTCAGTCATGCCTGTAGCGGCTTCAAGTTCCGCTTTCATTTCATTGAGTCGATCTATTGTTTTTTCAACTGACATTATTTTTACCTTATTCTATACCAGTTATTACACCATTAGTCACTGTTACTACTTTACCATTCAATGCTGTAAATGTATCCGAAACACCGATTTTTGTTCCCATACCATCTCGTACAAATAATGGTCCGAGAATAGATACACTGGGAGTATCGAATGTCACACCCACCTCAGATTTTACAGTGAATTCATTGCGAGAATTAAATGTAGCTGCTCCATGCATATCCCAAAATGTATTGCCAATAGTATTTAGCGTTTGATTACCTCTGACGTCGAGCGCCATGTCAGTACCTACGCGCGTCACCCATTCATTTGATACATCAATATATAAACCTCTTTCCTCATTCCCTCTTTTTCTTTCATCTGCTGGTAAATTACCTACACTGAGATAAAAGTTATTTTGAGTTGTATGAGAAGCATTATTTTTAACATCAACATAATAATTAAATGCATCATCATCGCTAGCTTGCCTCGCATCACTCCCTGCGGGATCATAACCAACATTTAAATACGTATTATTTTTAACGTCAGTAATATGATTCGCAGTTCCATATTCTGTTCTGCTTTCACTAGCTGGTTTCCAACCAACGAGAGACAATTGATTATTTTTGATATCTAAATAGCTATTAGTAACATCATTGTCTGTAACTTGTCTAGCTTCATCAACTGGTTTCCAACCTACAGTTGTAAAACTATTATTTCTAATATCTTCATATCTATTTGCTACATCAGTTTTTGTGATATTTCTAGCATCGTCAAGAGGTTTCCAACCAATATTCAGTAGACTATTATTTTTAACATCAATATATTGACTGACAACTTCGATATCACTTAACTGTCTAGATTCACCATCACCTCTTTCATTATTTCTCGGTATCCAACCAATAGTTGTGACTTGATTATTTGCTAGCTCTATATAATAATTTTTCTTTGAATGCTCGTCAAGTTCTCGTGCATACGTATATGACCAACCGATATGTAGTTGTACGTTGTTTGCTACATCAGTAATAAAGTTTGCCTGTTGTTTTTCGGGCAAAACTTTTTTGTCCATAATTTGTAATAATTTATTCTCAGCATTATTCCAAATAAATTCATCATTTTGATAACGAGCTATTTTTGATTTTATTACTCTCTCGCCATCAGTTGTTGTTCGCGGTGCAAATCCAACGGCAATAAACATATTATTGCCTGTCGTATGAAACTCGTTATTACTAATACCTGACGTAGTATTATTAGCAACTTCTATCTTTAAACTTTCTTGAACAAGTGTTTCTTTATTTCCTACAACAATATTATATTCATTTTCTGTAGTCTTTCTAACTCGTCTTCCTTCCCACTTTTCTTTTACTGATGTATGGGAATAATCTGGTTCTTCCCATGCATTAGGCCCCATATTTTGTGGATATGCTCCCTTTAATCCATCTCTATTTTGTTCTGGCGGACCATTAGAAATTTCTTCATAGCTTCCTGAACGATGCCAAATATGAACTCTTTCATGGCCTGGAGTATCGTCAATTTCTATCGCATGTCCAGATTTTGTAGTATGAACTAAATTATATGGATATTTTGTATCATAATCTGATGGCGGTTGTTTTACTAGACCTAACTTACCAGAATTATACGGATGTTTAGGTAATAATTGTCCACCTACTTCAGGTGCAATTTCAGCTTCATAATCTTGACCGAGAGGATGATTAGCCACTCTTTGTTTATCAGACCACCAACCTTTCGCTAAGGCTGATACATCCATATATTCATATTCTTCAGTTGGTACATCTACCTGTAGCATTTCACCTGTAGCTTTATCAGTAGGCGGCTCAGGATATAATGAATTTTTATGATACGTACCAAAAATAATTGGAATATTTGCTTCATGACCGTCGAGATAAAATCCAAATACATATGTGCCAATTGCAATACCGGTCGGAGATGTACCAACAGCATCAATCCAAAATGGTGTCTCAAATTTTTCTAATTCAACTATCTTACGATAACTTAAACTCGAAGATTGAATAGAAGAAAGCGGCCACGCCCACAATAGATCTTCATCATTAATACCATATGTACCTTCTACTTTTCCTAATTCACCAGTTTGATCATGTAATACTCTTACCTTTACACGGCCAAGATAACGTTGAGTTTGTTTTTCTTCTTCAGGATCAAGCTTGACAACTCTGCCTACAAACCAATTAAAAGATTCACCTAAATTATAATATGCCATCTCATTATCCCAAAGGCTGATTAAACTGATTTGGTTTAGCAGCTTCCATTACCAAAAAATGATTAAATCTGCCGTCATGTTGTTTTTCTAAACGATGCTTTAAATTAGTTACGATATAATTAGATACAAAGATTTTACCTCGTGGTCTACTTTCAGTCGTACCAGCTATAATTGGTAAATCAAGATTAACAATATCACCAACTCTCATATTTGTATCACCATATGTTCTAAATCGTATAGAATATTGAAACATTCTTTCACGAAAAGCCCGTTGAAAATGTATATTTTTATTATGTTCCATTTCTTCTCGTGTACCATCTTTTACAGACATTCGTGTCAGGCCCGGACGCACGGTAGTAAAATTATTATAATCTGAACTATTAAAATCATTTGGATCATCTGTTTTGGCAAATTTTGTATGATCAACAGGATTATTGTATTCTTCTTTTAAATAATATGTGCCACGATGTATATCAAATTGACGAATTTGATTTCTCATAGCTCCTTTCATTACTTTGCCTATTGATGAACCTTGTGATATTGTTTCATACGATAAAATATTTCTAAAGTTTATATCAGTTCCATAATCGGCTACTCTATTCACTGTATCTAAAACAAAGTTTTTTTCTGAAGCTTGAGGTTTTCTGTCTTTAATTAGTTTTTCTATTGTTTGAAAATGATAGCCTTCATTGTCTTGATAAAAAACAAAGAGCGATGATTTATTTTGTTCAGCTGATACTGCTCTTTCTTTAATAATATCTACTACTTGAAATGGTCTGACATTATTGACAACGTAATCAAATTTGCCTTTTGTATTCTCTATAGTTTTTAAATCTACTTCTGCATTTAAATCGTTCTTAATACAATTAAATAAAGCATCATGATACAACATATCTTTGTATCTTTTCGTATAAACTTTAAAACTATTTTTTAGAAAGTCTTTTGTAGTACAGCGCAAAATATAATATCGCATATTCGATTGATCATTGGCTCGCATCGCGACTACACTTTCTATAAAAAAATCGTATGAAATAGTTTTTCTATTAGGTGTTTGCAATTTTACTGATATCAGTTCTTCACCACCGAGCGGATACTCGTTGACTAAATCAATGCCTTCACCGATATAAAAATCAGCAGTCACTGTATGATTATCTAAAGATTCAAAAATATCAAACCTCTGAACAATATTATGAATGTTCATTGGTTTTGATCCATTAAATTTTGTCAGCTCAATCTTATCACCTACAATGATAATGTCGCCGGCATCATTTGCTTGTCTAGCCATATTATTTCATCAAATTATCGAGTTGATCGTTAAGAGTAACTGTATATGAATCATCAACTAAGTATATATTTCTCTTTAATTCGTTTTTTTCTAATTCTAAATCAAAATAACTATATGGAGAAAAATATACTTGTTCATCAGCTGGGATTACATTTTGTAAAAGAGTATATGTACTATGATCAAAATTTATTGTTTGTTTTGAATCATCACCAGTCACATCAAAATTGGTTGTCATTGTACTCCAATCACCTGAAACATGTTTTAATATAACTGCAGAAGTATTTGCAGCTGAAACAGTCGCTACACTATCTGAAAATCTGACTAGCTCATCAATATCAAAAGTATTTGCAACTTCTGAACTAAATGAATAAGAAATATTCATATTTGTAGAAGCATACATTTCTTCTTTTTTGCGCTGATAACCTCTTACGCCTGACACATTGCTGACTGGATCATAATATTTTTTGTGATTTGTAGGCAAAGCATTATATCCATCATACGATAATACAGAAATATCACCGCGGTAATTATTACGATATACAAAAGTTTTTGCTTGGGCTTTTTCTATAGATCCATACTTATTTTTAATGTGTTGTAGAAAAACTGAATCTTCGAGCGGAACATCATGATATGGATCTATGATATCATTTGTATGATATATTAACCAATCTAAATCAACATCATCATAATAATCATAAGCTATTGTTTCTATTCTTTCGCCATCTTTTATTTCGGTCTCATAGAAAGCCGTGTAAAAATCTTTTACTTTATTATTAAAATCTACTCGTCTTAAAATATTGACAGCTGGTTCACCATTATATGCAATCAACGGAAATTTTCTAAAATATTGATGACGAATACTCATGATCCACCCTCAGTTCTAGATACAAACATTTCTACTTCTTGTATTCTCATATTACATCTAATAGAAACGGGTTTCCCATTTTGAAAAAATGCAGAAGTACCTTCGTCGGAAAAGTTTATACTAAAGTTTTTTACTGCACATTTTTTAAATTTACCCCATAGTCCGTCTTCTGGCATTACTACAGGCTGTACTAAATGTGGATAATCAATAAATGTATTGGCATTTACTGGCAATATTTTTTCTTTGATATATCTTAAAACTTTATCTAATACAGCGGCTTCTTCGGCAGATCTCGGTACAAATTTCCAGCTCCAATCAAATTCTCGTAAATCTAAACCTTTAAAAAATACAGAAGGATGAGGATTTGGTATAGTACCAGCCATTTGACCAGCAATACCACCCAAAACCGGTTCTGAATC